GTACACAGGTTGGAAGACTTGACGGTTCCGATATTCTTCTGGTTCGATTTCTTGTTGACGCTGTCCTTGTAGCACATGTATGGAGTTCCCGTCTCGACCTGGCTCTTCAAGATGGCGTCCCAGACCTCCCGGGCCCGAACCTTCTTCTTGTAACGGCCCTGGGCCACATACTCACGATACATCTCGTCGAACTGTTCACCATAGACGTTCTGGAGTCGCGTGGACTCGTGGGGGCACATGAGGTACCAATCACCGTCCGACTCGACTTTTTCCATAAACAGGTCCGGGACCCACAGGGCCGTAAACAGGTCGCGACACCGAGCCTCTTCGTCGCCTTGGTTCAGGCGCAACTCCAGAAACTCCATGATATCGGCGTGCCAAGGTTCCAGGTACACGGCGAACGAGCCCTTACGCTTGCCACCACCCTGGTTGACATACCGGGCCGTGTTGTTGAAGACGCGAAGCATAGGCACGATACCGTCCGCCACCCCATTCGTCCCCTTGATGGGTGTGCCGTTCGCGCGGATGTTGCTGATGTGGAGACCGATACCGCCCGACCACTTGGAGATTTGCGCACACTCCTTCAGGGTGTCGTAAATACCCTCGATCGAATCGGACTTGGCAGCCACCAAGAAGCACGAGCTCATCTGCGGACGCTTCGTACCCGCATTGAACAGTGTCGGGGTCGCGTGCGTAAAGTACTTTTGAGACATGAGGTCGTAACTCTTTCTGGCAGACTCGAAGTCCTCCCCGTGAATCGCCAGGGCCACGCGCATAAACATGTACTGGGGCGTCTCCCCGTGAAGGAGGTAGCCCTTTTGAAGCGTCTTGATTCCAAAGTACCCAAAGTCGTAATCACGCTTCGGCTGGACCCACGTGTCCATCTCAAGGCGGACGTGTTTCATAAACTCGTCCGAAAGAATACCTTTGGCGTGCAGGGCCAGGGCGCAGTCACTGAACGTCTTGGGGCAGGTCTTCTGGAGGTTCGAGACCGTGATACGCATAGCCAGTGTCTCATAGTCAGGGTGTTCCGTAATCATACCGATTGCCACCTCGGCGCTCAAAGTGTCAATTTCACTTGTCGAAATTCCATCATACATACTTGTGAACACCTTCTGGGCCACCCTGGCCGGTTGAACATTCAGGGTCTCAAACTCTGGAGCCTTATTTAGTTTTGAAATTCGTTGGGTCACCTTGTCAAACAGCATCTCGACCAAGTCTCCATTGCGCTTGATGACCTTCATTGTATTTTTAGCGGCCTATTTTTTTAACTTGAGTAACAATAATGAGTAAGCTCGAGACGTATGACCTCAAGCCGATCCGCCTGAGCACGCCGACCCCCCTCGGAAACGCCTTCTTTTCCGAGTTCAACCGCGAGAGCATCCACAAGGCCATCACCGACGGCATCAAGTCCAAGACGGGCTATGACCTCGAGCGTCAGGAAGATGGTGACGTCCAGTCTCTCATGCGCGTCGTGTACACGGACCTGGCAGCCGACCCATACACGGACGTGAAGAACCAGGTGTCCCGCATGAATGCCGAGGTTATCAAGCGGGCAACCCAGACCATCTCGACCGGCATGCTCCAGCAGCTGGTCTTCCTGCGTGACATTACCGAGAACCCCGTGCCCCTCGAGATCCCGGTCAACACCAGCACGTACGGTAACAAGATTCCTAGCAACTTCAAGTTTGGAATCTTTTAGGGCTCCGCCGTAAATAAGTTCTGCGAACTTGGTAGATATGAGAGCCCTCGATGATTTGCTCTTGGGTTTCCTGATATTCTTCGCCATAGAACGGCTCATCCGTCTCACCAGTAACGCCATCATTGAGCCATGGGCCGAGAAGCGTACAGATAACGAGAATGTGGTTGAAAACTGGAAGCTCGGTGCCGAGTTTGCATTGCTCGTTGGTGCGTGTTTCCTTGTCGTGTACTTCAGGAAGCCTCTTGCTCGGCTCATCACTTAAAAGACTTGGGCGTTTTGTACTCAATGAATAAGTTTCGTGATGAAACAGCACTCATGTGTCATCAAAAGGGGTGGGACAAGGCACCAATCAGTATCGTTTGGATGCTTTTGAATGAAGAAATGGGCGAACTTGCCTCGAGTATCAGGCAGAAGAAACAAATCTACAAAAAGACGGGACTCAAAAAGGACAGAGGTACGGATATTATGATGGAGATGGGTGACGTGTTTAGTTACTTGTTCCAGCTTGCGGCCATGTTGAACATAGACCTAGATGAAATGTGGGAGCTCCACCAGCAAAAGGTCAAGACGAAAGTCTACTCAGCAAACAAAAATAATGTAAGTGTATTCTAGAACAATGGCATCAAATCTTATGATAGATGACCGTCTGCAGATCGACCTCTTCAACCCGACCACGTGGACGGGTGATTTTGGTGTCAACAAGGATGGTTTTCGCAAGGACGTCTTTATCGATGGCTCGTACACGCGAGCTATTGATGAAGAGCCAGTTGATTATAGCGATGACCTAGACTCTGGTCTCAAGCCACGTGACCTCTCAGGGAACGTGTACCTCAAGACCATCAGTCCAAACTACGCGCCCCACGGCGCGTTCCCAACCCGGAAGATGGAGTACTCTGACGGTAAGGTGACGTGGTACCGTCCAGCTCTCCCGTGGTGCTGGATGAATGGAGGGGACCAGAAGAGCGGTCCATTCAAGGTAGCAAAGAGCCCACTGTTTATTTTGATAGTTTTGGTCCTCGTGTTTTACATTCTGAGCCGGCTCAAAAAGTAACAATCTTCGCCGCTTCCACCTTGACCAATTTCTTTGCTAAATTCTCTTTTTCAGTTTTGGACCGTGAGTCCAACTTGGGGCAACAGTGCACCTCAAGTTGAATACACTTGCAACAGAAAGACCCTTCACACTCGCGACATTTGAGGAACCTATTCTTGTGTTTACACTCTGGTTTCTTCCCAAAGACTTGGTTGTACGAGTCCAGGTCCGGGTCGGAGGATGGAACCTGCGGTTCCATCCGCTTATACTACCTCACAAGCAATTTGTTTCTTAAACTGGGGTGGCTCATCCAGAATCTCACAGAGTCCGTGGGCTCGCCCCTTCAAGACGCGCTGCCAGACCCTCTCAAGCACGGGGAGGGCGCGCCGAAACCATTCACGGTCTCTGTGCACACGGACGACGACAAACTCTTCGGGTTTGGGGGGAACACTTTCAGTGTTCCCGGGGCGATACTGCACAAAGTCACACTCCTCCAAGTCCGTAATCTCGAGCTGGAGTTGGACTTGAGGCCAATAGTGTTTAGGGACGTTCGACTCAATCTTCCGAGTCAAAGGACACTTAATTTCGACTAAAATTCCATCCTCGGTGACCCCGTCAGGTGACGCACCAAGCCACGGGTAGTCCCTGTGCTGCACAAGGCCAATCTCGTGGGACTTTCTGTTGTATTTCTTGTCATAAAGGTCCCGAACTATGGGCTCAAGCAGTGTACCGTGAGCTGTTGCCTCGTTTCCGGCCCACTTGGTCTTTAGGACCTTCTTTTTGACGAATGCATCTTCAGATTCATACCGACTTTCGCCGATGGCACTTGCAGCATCGCTTGCCGTGATCATATTTTCACGAAGGTCTAACCATTCCTGAGACCTTTGTTCAGCGTATTCTTGCGCGATCAACTCACGGGCTCGGAGTACCGTTGGACTTTCCATTCACTGGTATCTTCTTATTTTTGAAACGTGGATCCGTCTTAAGTACAATCTCCGCTGCATTTTGCTCAGCCTGTTTCTTGGTCGTTGCAAACCCAGACCCACAGTCCATACCGTCCACAACAACCGTGATGAAAAATTGACCGTTGGTTTGACCGTCGAGACGGTACTCGGGCAAGGCGTACTTGAGTGCCTGACACCATCGCATAAGTTGGTCTTTCCAATTATCATCCACGAGCGAGGTTTGGACCTTCGTGAACGACTCGAGCACAAACCTTTTGGCGTGGACCATACCGAGGTCCAGGTAGATGGCCCCGACAAAAGCCTCGAAGACATCCTCCATAATGTGCTCGTTGGTGTTCCAGCCGTTCCGCTCACCCTTTTCATCCATCAAAATCATCTTATCCAAACCAAGCACTTTGGAAATTTCACACAGGGTCTTGCCTCTGACCATCTTCGTGCGAGCCTTGGTCAGAAAGCCCTCCTGCTCCTTTTCGTGAAGGTCAAACAAGTGTTTCGTGATGACGAAACCAAGCACGGAATCACCCATAAACTCGAGAGTCTCATAGGAACCAGTCAGACCTGAATAGCGTTTCAGGGCTGACTTGTGGGTAAATGCACGCCTGTACAGCGCAAGATCTTTGACTTTGGTCCCGACCAGAGCATTCACGACATCACGTGAAAGTTCTGGAGGGGGGACGAGAACAACTTGTTGTTCGAGACGCACGGCCTCCATAGTTTAGTTTATATTACATACGAGGTTTTGTTTTAAGTCTCTTTGGTCTAGGCAGTGGTAGCGGCAGCTGCGGGCTTGGCGACCTTGGGGCGCATCTTCTTCTCCTTTGGGGCCTC